ATGTCCCTGCGGGCGGCTTTCCTATATATAGGGTACTTGAGCCCCGCACGTATACCAAGCAAATCGTTGTCGACGAGCTTGGCTAGGCTGGTCGTTGTCGTCTCACTCATCGAGAGATACTGTAGCTCGAGGTCATACCATGGGGCATATAGCCCAACACCTATGATTAAGGGGTTTGTGCTTAGACTACTGTCGCTGGCTAAGCCAAGATCGTTGCCCGTTGAGTAGTATATTGATACCCCTGGCGATGGCAATATATTGGCGTAATTAGGTGATGATTGAGACATCAAAAATAGGAGCAAAAAGGACGTTAAAATAGTGCTGGTTTTCATGGTAAACCTCCAAAAAACAGGGATATTACTCACCCAACAGGATAAAATAAGTGCCCCAAAAAAGCAAGAAATGGACAATAGACCGCCACCTTTCGTTTTTTTCGATGGCCAAAAATTTCCAACTGTGGAGGACTATTGTTGAAAGACATGTCTCTTTGCCCAAATGTTTTTTAGTAGGTTTTTAGAAATCTCTTGCGAAATAAGTGCACCAAAGTCACCCAAGTCACCCATAAGTCACCCAGATTTTGGTGATGGTCTCAGGTACAAATGCCCAATTAATGGGTGACTTGGGTGACTTTTTACTACTATTAATAAAATATATTTAAATAGAGAAAGTGGGAAAGAGAGGTAGCAAAGAGACCGCCACAGTTGGTAGGTGATATGCCTTATATATAAAACGAGTTAACCCGTGTTTTTCGAAAAAGTCACCCAAATCGTTTTTAGCTGTTATTTTTGGATGCTGTTTTTGGATGATGTTTTTTATTATTTTCTCTTTTTTTCTTCACTCTTTTTTTGATGGGGTGTTTTTCATCATCGTCATGATCGCTTAGTTGGCGTTGGGTTTTTGGTTGAGGATGTCGTTTGTTAGATTATCGATTTGGCGTGCGATCTTGGTTGGTGATAGCTTGTTCTCATCCATTAGGAGCATTAAATCTTGGAGCATGGCACGCGTTTGCTTGTGGTCATGTAGATAGTGCCATGTAAAGACGAGCGATTCCTTAGGCGAGAGCTTAAGCAGCATAGAGATCAATTTGTGCTTGTCGTAGCTGGGCCGCTTGCCGTAGTTCCTTAAGTGAGACAGGTATCCACGCGAAATGTTTAGGTAAATACATAAGCCATTCGTTTTTGACCGATGCTCGTTAATGAAGCGGTCAATGAAGTAGTTAAAGAGCGCATTCCATTTCTTATTACTCATTGATTAGAGCATAGCATGATTTATTTCTTTATTTTGTATACTAGATTGGTATACGCAGTATGTGATATTATACGGCTTTTGAAGTTCTGCTGTGGGTAAAGGGGAAATAAATTATGTGGGTAAAGGGGAAATAAATTATTGTGAAATTGTTATTACTTAGGATAGTTGTTGGGTTTCGGGGAAATAAAATTGATATCTAAGCTTTGTGAAGCTGGAACCGACAGGGCGATGGAGCCTGGAAAGACTAGCGCACCTGTCGGCTTGCTGGGAACTAATGAATACCTTACAATAATTGTATGGTAAATCCTTTTGGCCAAGGATCTCGGAGCAAAACTCCGAATTCAATTAGTAACCAATATAGTAGTCAATCGATATATTGTAATATGATATATCTCGACTGCGTTAATACTAACAGTGGCCAATAGTGATGTCAATGGATAGTATTATTGAGGCTAGGGAGCTTTAGATGGGTCGAAAGTCTAACGCTAAGTCATTGGCCGAGAGTTTAAAAGAAGAAGTTATCACACCGGAGAGGGTTTTAGCGGCACTTGATAAAGCTAGAGCGGTGCAAGTTAAGGTCTCTAAATACCCAGACGAGTTAAAGATCCTTGCTATGACGATGCGTACAGAGGGCATGACCTATAAGGCTATCGGCGAGAAGATTGGTGTATCAGAGTCCTCGGTCCATTGTTGGATTAATGACCATAAGGTCGATGCCCTTCTGTTAAATGATCTGTCTGGAGGGCTCAAAAGGCGGATGTCAAACCGGATGTATATTGCTGCCAACACGTCGTTATCGCGTATTACGGACGAAGACTATGACAAAGCCTCTTTATTGCAAAAAGGGACGTTCTCGGCTGTTATGATTGACAAGGCGAGGCTATTAGATGATGAATCTACGGTATCGGTAATGGTGGCTTATGATAGAAAGGTTAATGTTAAGGATAATAGGACGGTTATAGATGCGGATGCGCGAATAGTTGAGGCTGAGATAGCCGAGCTTAAGGAGGACATTGATGGGTGATTGGCTATAATGGCAAGGGTAAAGGGCAAAAATGTGGCAAATATAGTCTATCTATTGGTAGTTATTATGCTGTTTATGAGCCTAGTGGCGGTAGTGCTGACCTCATCCTTACCCAGGAAGCGCTCACCCTTTATAGGGCCGCCACCCCCACCCCCCGGGGGGGGGATCAGCGGTCTTTTTATATATGTTTGGTCACCAATTCTTTACGAAAAATTAAAAAGCGAGCATAAATCATGAGCCTGCCAACATGGTACAGGCCCTATACAGACGTAGCGAAAGCCAAAAGAGAGGCCAAAGAGAGATATATGTGGCAAACTAGTTGTATGGTGTGTGGGGCATGCCCTGTTTCCATTGACACAATTGATTGGGATAATGCATTATGTGACCGGCATTTACGGTTACAAAAAGAGGATTCTGAAAAAATGGAAGATAGATTAGATAGAAACATAATTGCCTCTAATATTTTAGATAGATTAGATAGATTAGATAGATTAAATAGCATGATTGCCTTGACCTTATTAAATAGATTACAGCAACATCTGCATTATTTCTTAGCAGTCCCAGTTCTCATTATGTTAGCGCTGTTTATTTATGATATTTATTTTTTCTTCAGTACAGGAGGGTCCCCACCCCTTAAATTTAACGTGCCAAAATGGGGAGGACTTGTCTGTCTCGCCTTTATTTGGTGCAGCATCCCCGTTAATTATATTTTATACCGCTTTCAGATGCGTGAAATAAAGAAGAAATACAACAAAGAATTTGATGATATTAAGGAGCAACAACAAGATGTTAACAAAACCAAAATTAAAAGAAACGACCCGCTTGATCATAGCAAAGACAGCGATCCAGATAGTAGTGAGGCTACTCCAGTTAGCCGAGATCGCATCGCCCCGGACACACAGGGGGATAAAGATGAAGACAGTGTGTGAGGACCTATTGAGATCAAGGGAGCTGAAATGGTAATCGATAACCGACAAAAAATAGAATTACACCTATGGGATTTTATAGAGAGTGTCTATTTCACTGCCATCGATCATAATACACCGCAGGAAATTGGCAATTCACTTGTGGCAGAAGTCAAGGTCGAGTTCAATTTTTATAGTGGTGAGGACGTTAGGGTCTTAAAAAGCCTTAGCCTCCATTCAAACTAATGGCAAAAAAGAGGACATTGGTAATTGGCGATATCCATGGTGCGAATCTAGCACTGGAGCAAGCCCTTGACCGTTCCGGGTTTGATAGAGCGAAGGACCATCTTATTATTCTGGGTGATATTGTTGATGGCTGGCCGGAAACGCGGCAGTGCATCGACACGGTCCTGGGCATAAAGAACAGGACATTTATTCTAGGCAACCACGACAAATGGGCACTTGACTGGATGAAGACAGGTATCGCTAAAAAGATATGGACTACCCAGGGCGGGAAGGCGACGATAGAATCGTATGGCGCGAAAATATATGATGTGGTGCCCCCCACGAAGGTACCTGAATCACATATCGAGCTTTTAGACACTGCGCTTTTTTACCATTTAGACAAAAAGGACAGGCTCTTTGTCCATGGTGGGATTGAACCGGAGGGGGTGCGTCCGTTGGATTTAGGTGAGCATACCACTTATGATTTCCTCTGGGACCGCACCTTAATTGAAAGAGCGATGAGGGCGTGGGAATATGATAAAGAAGGCAAAATGCCACAATTCACAAAATACAAAGAGGTTTATCTAGGGCACACGACAACATGGCATCTATCCAAAGTCCCACTTAACATAGGCGAGATCTGGGCAATGGACCAGGGCGCTGGCTGGGAAGGTAAGCTATCGATTATGGATATAGACAGTAAAGAGTTCTGGCAGTCTGACAAGGTTTCAGAGCTATACCCCGAGGCGGTGGGTAGACGGTAATAGATAGATAGTAGGCGTTTTGGTCGACGCCGTAGTTAGTTAGAAGAAAAAGGAGTCTGGGAATGATAGGTATGGAAATAGAATGGGTGCGCGTTAAAAAATAATGCCCCCAAAAAAAGCGAAACCTAAAAAAAGAAAGGTAATAAAAAAGCCTATCCCCACCCCTCCCCTATCGGGAGAAATAGCGGCAGGGGATGGGGTAATAGAAAAGAAAAAGCTGACAAAAGCCCAAGCTGAGGCGTTACTACGAGTAAAGCAGGCTGAGCTCGACGCGCTTAATGAGAAACGGAAATTATATGATGCGGAGGAGAAAAAATACGATGCGATTATCAATAAATATGAAGAGGATAATAAAATTCTCTTTTTTAATCATCCTGATAAGGGGCATCTGGGCCCCTATGGGACGTGGAAGAACAACCATGCACAAGATCTCATTATTAAGGCGGTTGAGGAAGCAAAGTATAAGTTAATCTCCTTAACTGGCGATAATCAGATCGGGAAGACCTTGATGGAGACGATCATGGTCATCGCATTCATGCGTGGCCATTGGCCATGGGAAGACCCGAAGATGGTTGGCCAGCATTTATGGGACAAGTTCGGCTTTAAGCCCCCTATCCATATCCGTTGGATTGGTGCTGGTTGGGAAGATCATATTAAGAGGACGTTGCTTAATGAGGGCTTGGACGTGTTCTGGCCCAAGTCATGGCCCGTCAAGAAGAAAAAGAATAACCAGGGCGTTGACTATCATTGGGTAGATGAGACAACTGGGAGCTACTTGTATCTGATGAGTTCTGACCAGGACGTTGTAAAGTTTGCAGGTAGTAAATGCGACCTCGTTATTTTCGATGAGCCATTCCCTAAAACGATATGGGATGAGAACGTTGCAAGGATCATCGCGAAAGGTGGATTTATTTTCATAGGGGCGACAATCCATGAGGAGGATGACCTATGGCTATACGATGAGATCCTAGATATGGAGATTGACTCAGCAACCAAGAAAGAGAAGATTTTCCATTTAGAGGCAGCAGCCAAGGTCAATATGGGGCATGGAACAATTAAAAAGAATGTAGCTGACGCGGCCTTCCTGATGACGAAAGAGGGTCGTGCCAAGCGTCTCGAGGGCAGTAAACTCAAGTCATTTGGCCGTGTTATTAGATATGATGAACTTAATCTCACTGAGAGGATTGATATTCCGCCACACTGGATGCATATCGCAGCTGTTGATATCGGGGTATCCAAGCCACATGACGTATTGTTTATGGGTTTTGACGAGATGGAGCGACGCTACTTCACGTTTGAATTTGAGGTCAATGGCAATGGCAATGATATTGGGGAGAAGATCATTGACACAATGCACGCGCATAAGTTGCGTTTACAGGAAGTTATTATTGACCCATTAGCAAAAGCGGCCCAATTCCACGAAGATTCCATTTATTGGCAACTTGACATGTATCTCAGGAAATTTGGTATTAGGCTATCGTGCGGCTCAAAGCGTAAAGAAGATGGGGTTATCCAGCTCAATAAACTCTTTAAAGGGCGTATTGACAAATTCCCTGATTTATTAATATTTGACGATTTATATAAAACTAAAGCACAATTGAAGATACGGTTTGATAAAGAGGGTCGGATCCCAAAAAAGAACGATGATCAGTTTGAGAATGGGTATCGATTAGCGTTATGTCAGATTGATTATTATGATCCAGTAGACGAAGATGCTGTTAGAGAGATGAATACAGGTGGGAGTATATTGAGCGGAACAGATGCGGGATATTAAATTTTAGAGTGAAATTGAATTATCTACACACCTTTTGGTCGGGGTGTATAGATAAAAAAGGAGTCTGGAAAAATGACAAATATTTTAGGGTTAGTAGGGGATATAGTAGGCTCAGTTGTGACGCCTATTATGGACGTGTTTCAGACAGATGCTAAGACACGTTTAATTAATGTTGAGGGCGCTCATAAGGTGGCACAGGCTAAAATTGATTTAAAGGTCGCCAAGCTGAGCGCCCAAGTTGATCGGGAGAAGCGTATCTCCGAGAGCGATTTGTCCTATGACCTGCAGGTCATAGGGAATAGGAAAGAAGGGACGATTATTGGCAACGTCATCATCCTTGGCTTTGTGTTAATTATGGCGCTTACATTTCTACCATCAACTCAGTCATCGATGAGTATTGGCTGGGCGGCGCTTAGTGTGGCCCCATGGTGGTTTGAATTTGGGATAGTTGGCATTCTTGTATCTACGCTTGGGCTTAAAGAGGTCTTTCGTATGTTCCTTGGTATGGCGGCTACGAAAATGACGAAAAAGAAACCATTAATTAAAGGGGAGCAGTAACTATGGCAAAGCGTAGCGTAAAAAAAGTAAAGAAAAATTCAGGCCAGGCATTGGGTAATATCATGGATGAACTGAATCTGAGTGAGAAAGAATTAAAGGAGCTTGGTCAGGATGTAGTACGCGGGTATAAGGCCGATGATGCTAGCCGTTCTAAATGGAAGGCTATGCATGCATCTTGGCTAAAGCTCTTTTCTATGCAACGTGACCCTAAAACAGCGCCATGGAAAAATTGTTCTAATATTGGTTTGCCTGTCCTCACAACGGCATGTATTCAGTACCATGCAAATGCCTATCCATCGCTGCTCCCACCAAAAGGGATTGTTAAAGGTGACGCGGTAAGGCCGGGTGCAGATGCCCGTGACATTGCTGACAGAAAAGCGAAATACACTAATTTTTATTTATCAAGAAAGTCCAAGACATTTATGGAGTCTATGGACACGACACAGCTTAAGTTGCCTGTTGAGGGGACGGTTATACGCAAGCAATATTATGACTCTATTAAGAAGATTGTCATTACTGACTGGATTAGCCCAATGAACTTTGTTATCAGCAATGATACTCGTTATTTAGAGGACGCTGAGCGATATACGCATGTCTTAAGTGAGACAGAAAACGCTATTAGTAAGAAAGGTAAAGCTGGATTCTATCAGGATGTAGCTGACCTTGGCCCTGGTAAGCCCGAGGATCTAACTCGTGATGCGTATGTCGAGCAGCAGCGAAAAAATGTTGGCTATGAAGAGGGTGCTGACAATGATGATAATACACTGCCACGTATGATTTTAGAGCAGTATATCTACCGTGATTTTGGTGAGAGTGATGTTCCGGGAACGCGCGACCCATATATTGTCGTTGTCGATGAGGAGTCTGAGCGTGTCATCCGTATTTCGCGCCGTAAGAATCCAGAGACTAAAAAGCCTATTAATATTTTCACAAAATACGGATTTATTAAAAACCCGGCTGGATTTTATGATTATGGTTTTGGGCTCTTGCTTGATGGGACAAACAAGGCAATGAATTCGATTCTGAATCAATTAATCGATTCTGGTTCTCTCCAGAATCTACAGACAGGATTTGTTAATAAGGCAAGCGGCATGGCTCGTGGGGTTGTTGATATGTTAATGGGCGGATTCAAAGAGGTAGACCTTCGTGGGGATGATATACGAAAAGAGGTACTGCCTTTCAAGTTTGGCCCACCGTCCCAGGTCTTGTTTGCTATGTTGGGTTTCCTACAACAAAATATTGATAAGCTTACCACTGTAACGGAATTGAAGACTGGGGCACTGCCAAAATCTGATACTTCTGCAACAGCGGTCACTGCTTTAATTGAAGAGGGGCAACGTGTCTTTAGTGTAATTCATCAGCGAAACCATCGTGCGTTCAGCCAGGAATTGGATACGGTCCATGACTTGATTGGCCTCCATCTAGATGTGGAGGAATATTTCGATGTCGTGATTAATCCAGAAGTCGATATGGTTGATTCTGAAACAGGTGAGCCGAACATATCCAAGAATGAAGTGCTTAAAATGTTGAAAGCGGACTGGAAGGTTCCTTTTAGGGGTTTAGCGCTTGTGTCGGACCCTAATATCACATCAAGGCAAGAAAAGGTGGCTAAAGCACAGTTCTTATATGAGACTACGCTTAATAGCCCTGTAACACAGCAGAACCCAGAGAATATTCTAAATGCGCAGAAAACTCTATATAAGGCAATGGATATTGACGAGGACATTGCAGCCAGTGTAACGCAGGTAGAACTTGATGAAGGGCCTCCTAATTTACCGCAAGATGAAGAGATTCAGATTTTCCTTAAGGACGGTATGGTCGATGCGCTTGAGACGCAGGATCACAATAATCATCTCCAGGTCATAGAGGAATTTGAACAGTCTGAATTCTTTACATTTCTCACCCCGATTGGCGCTAAGAACTTGGATTTACATAAGCGCCAACATATTGGCTTCTTGTATGCACAAACTGTGGGACAGCTTAACGCTCAGGACGAGCAGGCCGCTGCACAGCAGCCACCATCACAGGTTGCAATAGCGTAGGCAATGGCGAATGAAATCAGTAGATCTGATTGGGAAGTGTGGTCATCTAATCCAATAACTAAGGCGTACTTTAAGGAATTGCAAAATCAAGTAAAGGAGGAGGGAGATTATCTTTTAAAAATATCATCTGAAAGAGAACTTGCGCGTAATTTTTTTGAGCGTAAGGGAACAGTGAATGGTCTATTAATCGCGATAGATTATATCCGAGAAATTCTCGCAAACGATACCTAAAAAAACGGAGGAGATTAAAATATGTCAGAAAAAAATGAGTCAGGGATTAACCCTGTATTCAATCGCATTGTAGTCAAGCGCAAGGAAATTCAAACGAATTCAGCCATTGTGCTTCCAGACGAAGTTAAAAATGCGCTTAAAGCATCTCAAGGGGAAATACTCGCGGTAGGCCCGGAAGCAAGTTCTGGGTTCAAACTTGGACATAAGATTGTTTGGGGAAAATACGCCGGTGTTGAAGTGGACCGTGGCGGAGTTCCTTATGTTTGCATGAATGATGAAGACGTTATCGGGATTATTGATGAATATGAGGAGGCTTTATAATTATGTCAGAACAGGATGTTACACAGACGCAGGATGCGCCCCCACCAGCCAGTGCGGGAGGGGAGCCAGCCGCCGCCGCCGCTCCACCACCAACAGAACAGGCTGCCAATTCTAGTAGTGAAGGTGGGCCAGAACACCAGCCTAAAGAAGGATCTCCGCGTTGGAATAAGCTATATCGTAATTGGAAGGATGGCGAGCGTGAGAATGCAAAGCTTGAAGAGAGGAACGGAGAGCTTGAGACTGAAGTAAGGGCGATGAGAAGCGACTTAAATGAGTTTGTGACTAGCTCTAAGCAAGCTAAGTATAACGAGGACTTGGCGGAAGCTGAACGTCAAATGAATGATGCGTTTTCTAGTCAGGATGATGATGCTTTCAATAAGGCGAAAATTTATTTAAAAAACGTTCAGGACAATGCGCCTCAGGCCAAGCCTAAGCAAGATCAGGTTGCAACCGTCAATGAGCAGTCAGCCCAAACGAGTCGTGCCGTTGAGACATTCAAGAAATACAATTCTTGGTACGAAAACGATTTAGATTTGACGAATAGGGCGCATGAAATCAACAGGGAGTTAGTGCAAGACCCAAGGTGGAACTCACGTTCTGAAGATGAGCTCTTGGCAGAAGTTAGTCGTCGTACTATTGAGTACGCTGACATTACTGATAATCCTTATAACAAGGGCCAAGGTATGGTGAATGGCTTGAGTGGTGATGGTGGCGAGCTGCCTACGGCCAATGATTCTATTGAAGAAAAAGTCGCCAGGCTAACTACAGAACAGAAGAAAGTTGCGGTGAAAACTGCGCCGGAATTATCTCAAACTGAAGCATATCGCGTTTATGCAAAGAACACATAGGAGAATATAAAAAAAATGGATACTTTAAAAAATGGGTCTGTTAATAATAGCGATGAATATGATATACTTAAAGTAGAGGACACCGTACATGATGGCCTCTACTTGACAACCTATTCAAATGGAGTCGAGGTCGAGCAGGAACTTAGCCCTTACGAGGTTGATTTTATTCGAGAGCGAATAAGCGGCGCTGGTACTGGGGAAGTGGACTCTCGCGTTGATGAAGAACTTCGTGACCGTTCTGAAAAAGAGAAAGGGTCACGCCTTACCACTGGATTAGAGTCTGGTGCAAACGGGTTAAAATCCGCGACAAAATTTGAAGAACCGAGAGGACGCACTGGAAGTGTCTCTTGGAAACCATCTTCATTATTGACAATCCCAAAAGTTCCCGGGAAAAAGCGCCGGTGGGTGAACTCCAATATTAATGGTCGTACTGAAAAGATGATCGAGGAAAATTGGAGATTTGTTCAAACATCAGAGCTGCCCGCAGCAACAATTGCGGATGGGAAATTAACAGACGGAAACGTCCAACGACGTGAGCTTGTGTTAATGGAAATGTCAGATGAGATGCATTCCGCTAGAGATGAATATTTTCAGGATATTCGACGATCGGGATCTCAGTTAATAGCCGCCCACAATCAAAGGATGGGGTCTATTGGCGGGGTTAATCTTGGTTATGGAAAAGTAGAAGTGGAGAGTTAGTAAAAGAGGTATGACACATTAGCTAGGTCCTCCTTTTTTATTCGCTCTCTATGTGAATAATTTAGGAGGACTTTAATTATGGCAAATGTAGATAGCCCATCAGGGGCAATTGTAATAGGGCGAATGGGCAGCGGCGAGCCGTCCTATCGACTTTTTAGTGTTGATTCATCTAATTCGGTCGCTTTATTTCACGGTAAGAGCGCGATTCTTTCGACTGATGGAAACGTAGATGGTATTGAAGCAGCATCAGATGACTTTATTGGGATTATTACTGCAATTTATGATTCAAGTGGTGTGCCAGTTAAGACATTGGCGGCAAGTACTGCTGGTTCAGTTTTAATTTGTGACGATCAAGACGCAATTTATAAAATTCAGTTTGAAGGTGGCGGGACAGCTCCAACGGCAGCAGCTATTGGCGATTGTGCTGATTTTATCTGGACGCATTCTGACAATAGCGACACGGGTCGCGCAGGAATGGAATTGTCTGAGACTTTAGTTGGTAATGGTAATAGCGCACAGATGCGAATACTTGAACTAAATAAAGCCCCAAACAATGCATGGGGACACAACGCAGAAGTATATGTTACCCCGAACGAGCATGCCTATAAAGCATCGCACGTTGCAATTTAGTAAGAGTGAAAAGGAGTAAATAAAAAATGACAGCAACTACATCCAGTTTATCGGAGCTCCTATATCCCGGTCTCGAACCGATATATGGGACTAAGATTGATCAGTGGAAAGAAGAATATAGTCGATTTATCGACATTGAGAGGTCAGATCGGAACTACAATAGTTATCAGGAAATGATCGCATTCGGTCAGATCCCTGAAACGTCAAATGATGGCGGGACCACAACTTATGATGATCCGCTACAAGGCTTTAAGACAAACGTTGTAAATAAGAAGTATACGCTCGGATTCAGAGTTTCGCGAGAAATGCATGATGATGATAATTATGCCGAAATAAACAAGCTGCCTGCTGCTATGGCGCAGTCAGTAGTAGACACCGTTGAAACATTGGGCGCAGACTTATTGAACAACGCATTTAGCGCATCGTTCCTAGGAACAGATGGGGTATCTCTTTGTTCAACTGCACATACCTATGGAAACGGAACTACTTTCGCGAATCGTCCTGCAACAGACGTTGATTTATCGATGACTGCATTTGAGACGATGAAAATAGATTTATCAGTATTAACTGATGGTCGTGGAAAGAAAATCAAGGTAATGCCTAGAACTATGATCGTATCACCTTCATTTGAAGCGACTGCTAAGCAGATTTTGCAATCAGATAAAGATCCTGAAACGGCTAACAATGCAATCAATCCATTCAAAAATGGGGTTGATTTGGTAGTTAGTCATTTTCTTGATGACACTGACAGTTGGTTTGTTCGTACTGACCAAGAAGGATTGATCTGTCAAAGACGTGTATGGCCCTTCGAGTTTCGTAAGGACAACAATTTTGATGATGATGTCGCAAAATTCAAAACCTATGGAAGACTTCGTTTTGACTTCTATAACGCACGCTCAATCTGGGGCACTTCTGGTGGCGGCTCTTAATTATAAGTGTGGCTTATCAGAAAAAACGTATTAAAAAAAGAAAAAAAGGGAGTGTAAGAGAATGGGATTAAGTCAAAATATGTCAAGTTATCCCGGTGGGTTTCCCAATGGCATCGAAGTTCAAGGAATGCCGGTTCTGAATACCTATGGCGGGAAAGTTTTCTGGGTGGATAGTAATGGGCCTGGTTCGGGTACCAATAAAGGGCCTCGTAAAGGGACATTCAATCATCCAATGGCAACATTGGACTCGGCTGTTAGTCAGGCTCAGGGTAGTCGTGGTGACATCGTTATGATTAAGCCAGGCCATACTGAGACCATTTCATCAGCTACAGCATTAGCGCTTGATGTTGCGGACGTAACAATTGTGGGGCTAGGTTCTGGGACATCTCGTCCTACCTTCACATTAGATACAGCGACTACAACTACAATTGCTGTGAGCGCTGCGAATGCAACGATCAGGAACATCATATTCAGTGCAAACTTTGCTGACATCGCGGAGTTATTCACTCCTACAGCGGTTAACCTTGTTTGTATTGATTGCAAATTTACTGCAACGGCTACGAATATGAACTTTGTTGAGATTGCAGATACTGGCACTACAGACAATGAGGCTGATGGGCTTTCATTTGTTCGATGCGAATGGATTGAGCCAGACACAGCGACAACTTCTCTTGTGAATGTTGATGCTGATCTTGATCGCTTAACTGTTGTTGATTGCTATATCGACCTCGGAGTTAACGGCGTTCTTTCTGCTATCGGAGAGATTGCAGCAGGGAAAGATCTAACTAACGTTAATATTAGAGGCAATTATGTTTCTAGGTTGGTAACAGGTAGTGCGGTTCAATTGCTGACATTCGTTGATACCACTACCACTAACACTGGAATAGCGGCATATAACTTCTGTCGTTCTTTAGATGTGGCGGGCGAGCTTCTTATATCAGCGGGTACAAACATTTCCCAGTATGAGAACCGTTCGACTTCAGTTATCGATAAATCCGGGTACTTGTTACCTGCGGCTGATTCATAAGCTTAAATAGGAGGACAGTTTAATGAGACCAAAACGAGTAACATTAACACCTCAATCTGATGCAGATGGCATTAGCTTATCCCAGACCCCTGCGGCTGGTGGGGCCCAAAACCTCACCATCACAGGGGCCCTGGCATCGGGCGGTGCTGTAACGCTAAATCATGGGCATTTGCTTATAATCACTAGTGTCGCAGATGAGACGGGGAGGACGTTTACGGTTACAGGTACCGACTACAGGGGTACTGCGATAACTGAGGCAATCATGGGCGCGAATGCAGGGGTTGCAACAGGGACAAAATATTTTAAAGGGATAACGCAGATTTCCGTTGACGCTGATACCACTGGTGCAGTTACCGTTGGGGTTAGTGGTTTATGTGCATCTGGGGTGTATTTGATGGATAGGTATCAGAATCCGGTTAATATTGGATTTACATCTGTAGTTTCAGATACGTTGACGTATACGGTTCAGCATACATCGAACGATATTCAGATTGCAGATTTGGATAATTTAACTTGGTTTAATCATGATTCCATTGCGGCAAAAACTACTTCTGAGGATGGAAATTTTGCGTTCGCTTCAGAGGGTATCCGTGTGATTGTTACGGCATTTACTGGAGGAACTTTACAGTTTGAGTTTACTCAATCTGGGTAAATTGTTGTGGGTATAACATCAACTAATAAAAGCGGGTTATCAACAGGCAATACTTCATCTGAAGTTAGTATTGCGGGGCCATTAACGGCGTTCGGTGACCTTAGGGTCGCCGAACTAAATCCTTTATTCCAATTGAGTTTTGAATATACGGTTGATAATACGGCGACAATTGATGCTGAATGTTTGTGGAAGGAGCTGTTTTAGAATGGGAATTTCTAGTGGGATAGGAAATAGTATCTCTTTATTTTTTGAGGATTCTCTTGTCGATATCTCTGGCATCACGCCATCAGATGGCCAATTTATAGTTGGCGATGGATCGAATTTTGTGGGGGAGTCTGGTGCTACTGTGAGAAGTTCAATGGGGATCGGGTTAACTGATACCTTGACAATCGCGACAGTTGTTGCAACTACTTTTGTAACTGCGGAGGACGTTGCGGTTATTGACCATACGATTACTTTAAATTCGACTGGAACGACATCATCTACAGTGGGTGGTGGTATCCTTATGGAAGGTGATGCGGCTGCAATTGTAGGATACTGGAAGGTACACGATAGCGACAGCACTCTACTCCAATCAAAAGCGCCGACTGGGAGCATAATTACTTATGACATCAATGCAAACTCCACGTTTCGTCTTGATGCGAATCTCACTGTACTGGCCACCTCTATACTTAATCAGAATTTAAGAACAACAGACTCACCTACCTTTGACGGACTAACTCTAAGTACTGGGAATCTTCTTTTGAGTTCTACAAGTGCATTTATATCACCTGGAATTGGGTTTGCAACAGGCGCAGGAAATGGATCTCATGTTATTAGAATGCGGACGAGTGAGTTCGTTTTTAAAGCAGGTAACTCTCAAGATATTACATTTGAGAATACTGCTGCAACTACATTATTAACAATTGCAAATGCCGGGAATGTAACCGTTGCAAATACATTATTAGCTGCACAAATAGATGTGGATAATGTAACGATAAATGGAAATGACGTATCTAGTACAAGCGGAAATTTAACCATAACACCACCTGGTGGAAGTGCTGTCGTTATAGATGGGGGCGCTTCATTCGATGGTACTGTTGTAACTGGATTAACAGCATTAACCTCTACTGCTTTAACAGGTACGTTACAGACAGCGGCACAAACTAATATTACAAGTGTGGGAGCACTAGCCGGGGGCAGTATTGCGTCTGGCTTCGGAAATATTGATATCGGATCTAGCACAATAAAGAGTGGTCTTATTAGTACATATGTCAATGATGCCGCCGTATCAGCAAACGGAATCATCATTGAACAGGACGGAACGGGTGATGCCGTCCTAGAATTTGTTTTAAGTGGAACTAAGGTTTGGGCAATTGGAATAGATAATAGTGACTCTGATAAATTTAAAATAGCTGCTACAAATGATCTTAACTCAGATGCGCACCTTACAATAGATACAAATGGAAATGTAAATGTTCCGACCGGCGATCTTAATGTTGACACAGGGGATCTCTTTGTCACTGAAAATAATGACGGACCCGCACAGATAAGAGTATTTAACGGCAATTCTGGTTCAAGTGCATTTACAGAACTGGGTATTGTAAGTGATACAGCTGCGTTAACTTTGTTTTTGAATTCATCTACTCGAACAGCGGATGGTGGCGCAGACAATGCGACAATTAGAAACAACGCCGGAGCCTTATTGTTACAAAGCAGTGGATCAAATGGAATGACTGTAGCAGCTACAACAGGGATTGTTACTTTTGCAAGCAATGTAGTTTTAGCTGATGCGGTATTGGATCTTGGAGGTGCGGGTGATCTTGACGATTCTAATGGGATAAAGTTATTTTACTCTAATACCGACTATAAGATTGGATTCGATAACAATGGTGGTACTAAAGGGTATATTCGTTACAACGTAGATGTAGTCAATGCGACAACACATGGCCATATATTTTCAGCGGGTGACTTATCTGCTAGTACTGAAACTGATTATGTCCTAATCAATTCGGCAGGAATTAATATAGGAACTACAACTTCGCCAACAGGTACAGCAACAAAGGTATTAACTTTTGGGCTTAATGGCGGTGATCCAACAATGGGAGCAAATACCGCCGGATTTTTTGCAAAAGATGTTTCTTCGTCTGGTGAAATGTTTGGTGTTGATGAGGCTGACAACGTTACACAGTTGACCCCGCATGACCCTTTAACCGGGGAGTATTATTACCATTCATATAACACCAGAACAAAAAGAGAATTAATAATCATGATGGAGCAAATGGCGAAGTTTATTGATAAGAAGTTTGGGACAGAATTTGTAAAAGAGTCTAAAGAATTAAAAGCAGCATAAAAAAAAGGAGTTATACGTATGAAAATGTTTGAAATGAGTGAGCAAGTGAAGAGTGAATTGATGAACTATCTATTGGATTGTGGTGCTACTGCACGAATTGTTAATCCTGTATTGCAGACATTGAATGAGTTGCCCGAAGTAAAGGCTAAATCAAAGGCAAAGAAAGAAGATAAATAGAATGGCAAGTTTATTAGATGCATTAAAACTAAAACTTCTTCGGAATAAATATAATAAGGCTGAAGACGGGGTTCATTCAGATAAAGCAACTATGGATGCGCTCCATATTATTGATCGTATGATTCACAGTGGCCCACGCGCTCTTGATTACAGGAACCTTTTAAATACCTTGTTGGACCAGAAGATCTCTACTGGCCTGATTTCCAAAGATCAATTGCATATGTTGATTATGAAACGGCATTTTAGAAGCCTTGAAGATAGAGAGGATGCGCCCGAATGAGTTCTACAAACTATCCAAAGAGTCGGTATGTATCAGGTGCCTTTAAGCGGACATGTGATGCGTCAGGTTTTGATTATCTATCCACAGAGCTAGTGCGTCAGTGGAACGGCTCGTATGTGCATCCTAAGTATCTTGACCCTATCCCTCTGGACATAGCACGTCGGCGTCGCCCTGTTCAACCCCCATTAAGGATATTTTAATTATGGCAGAAAAACTAACGATTAATTACACAACATCTGGCAATTACACTTTATCTGATTCAAGTAAGATAGAGGTGGCCAGTGGCGTCGCGCGTCTCAAGGATCTCGGTGGAGCAACGTATTCTACTGATAATCCGACAGTGCTTCATGATACAGTGACAACAGCGGACAGGCTTATCTTGATGAATGAGTTTGCTACAAAGCCAACGAGCACTGAGGTCAAATATACATTATATGTTGATAGCCAGGACATATATCATGACGGGACTAACTGGATAGATTCGGATGGAACTTATTCTCAGTCAAATACGATGGCGGAGCTTATTGCTGACATTGATAGGCTGGATATTGATAACTTTCAGTTACGTGCTTTCCTTAATACCACGGTTAGTACCTCGCGCCCTCTATTGGACAAAGTCGAGATTTTTTATGAGGCTTTTCCACAGACATCAAATAGTTTTAATCATAACCTAACTAGGAATCAAATAATTGAAGAGGCCTTTAGGGCTGTTGGAGCTGTTGCTTCAGGGAACTCATTATCTAATGAGCAGTACTCACGCGGTGCTAATCTACTCAATTCATTGCTTGCTAGTTGGCGGTCACGGGGCATACAGGTCTGGAACGAGCGAAAGATCACAATTCCATTGCATGATGGGGTTGAGGTTCTTGGCAGCGATGGCTTGGATTATGAGTGCATCGAATCTCATATAGCGTCTACAAATACGGTTCCTGTTACTGGACCAGAGTACATGACATTCTGGCGTGTGCTGAGCACCACGGCAGGTGCGGCACATGTTATCGGGAAAAAGTATATCTCATCCAATCAGTATGAATTACCTTCGGAGGTCTTTTCTATTGAGGGCGCCTATATACGAGAAGCGTCGGACTATATCCCTTTAACCATTATTACAAAAGAAGATTATAGAACTGAATCAAGAGCAGATAGTACAGGGAAGCCTACACGCCTTTACTTTAAGCGTGGCTTTATTCCTGAGATTTTTATCCTGCCCTATCCTGACAGCCTCACTAACTATGTGCTTGAGGTGGACGTCCTGGTATACCCACAAGATTTTGATCAGGGCTCAGACAATCCTGATCTGTTAATTGAGTGGCATTTAGCACTTCAGTATGGGCTTGCAAAGTTGCTTGGTCCATCAAGAGGGATAAGCGCAAAACAATATTCAATGATAAAGGATTTGGCTAAGGAGCATTTAGATAGCGCTATGGAGTCAAATCATGAGGCGGGCGATCTTCAGATTGTGCCCGCAGGCGTAAATATTAACGATAGAACAAATTACTAGGGGAAGTGAAAAACTATGGCATTAGCATTACAGATTGAAAGTTTAATAGCGGGATTAACAGATAGTAGTGGCCGTAATTTGGCTGGCGGATATGTCAAGTTTTTTGAGTCTGACGGTACGACGGCGAAGACTGTATGGGCTGACTCAGAGAAAGTGGCCACCAAAACGTTGAATTCAGATGGCGGGGTTGATCTTGATGATCGAGGCGTTGCTGAGGTGTATGGTGATGGGGTCTATATTATGAAGTCATACACAATAGATGATGTTTTGGTCGACTCATTTGGAGCTTTTCAGTTTAATCCAAGTGACCCGGCAACAGCGGCGGTGATTGATGTCAGTTTATTCGGTAGTACGAATGATGCTGAGCGCATAAGCTTGGCGATAGCTGATGCTGCAGGTGCGGACAAAACAATCTATATTCCACCTGCAAATTATGATATAGATACAAATCTAACGATTCCGTCCAATATTAATGCTCGTTTTGAACAGGGTGCTTATTTCACTGTTGCGGCAGGTCAAACGCTTACCGTAAATGGGGTTATACAGGCACCTTTATATAATATACTCCAGGGGTCTGGCACGATAACAATTGAAAACAGAAACTTCTTTCAGCCCAGTGTTTGGGAGAGTGGAACTCATGATAATGCAACCTGCGATGGGGTTTGGACTTTCCAAGATATCCCCGTATTTCAGTCTGGCTATTCAATGTCGGGTGGGGATATCACTATCCATGAGGCTGTAAATGACGGTAATCCGGCTATTTATCTTGGGGCGGCAGCTGCAGAGCGATTAGAGGTACAGTCAGTATATGACTCTGCTGCACAGACGCTTGATTATGTGCAATTTGATACTAAGGCGGCAAGTGCTACAGCGGATAAAGGTGAATACCGTTTCTCAGTAGATGAGACTGATATTGCAGACATTAATGACTCAGGGATCAATGTTAAGACGGGGCTTGCTTTTTATATTAATGATACAAGCGTTCTTAATGCAACGACCTTGGGGTCTGGTGTTGTTGCTTCAAGTTTGACTAGTGTGGGGACACTGACATCGTTAGCGGCAGGGGCTACAACTCTTAGTAGTACTCTTGATGTCTCTGATCTGACAACATTTATTAAAGATGATGCGGGTGTTGGAGTTGAGCATCTTCGATTGAATAGGACTTCTGATTCCCCTGCGGATAATGACACATCGTATATCTCTTTTTACTCAGAGAATGATAACAATCAACAGCATGAATTTGCAAGGATTACAAGTAAATCAACTGATGTTTCAGATGGGACAGAAAAAGGACAATGGGAATTTTTAGTCGCCGATGGTGCCGATGGGTCTATGGATTCTGTAGCTACTTTAGATATTGATAAATTGGCTTTGGCAACAGGATTGGAGCTCGGTCAATACCATAATTGGAAATTAGTATCAAAAACTACCGCCTATACAGCGGCAGACGAAACGATAATTTTAGTAGATACAACGGGTGGCGCCGTAACTATAACATTGCCAACGGCTGTAGGTATAACGGGAAGGCAATACACCATAGTAAGCATCGATGACACTAATGACGTAACTGTAGATGGCGCTGGTTCGGAAACAATCGGCGGTGCAACAACACGCTTGATCACATTAAAATATGCAAAGTTAATAATTGTATCCGATGGGACAAATTGGCAGGTTATGAATAACTTTCTAAGAGAGAATATGAAGGTAATAGACGAAATCATATTGCCAATCAACCCCGCAAAGTCTTTTACAAGTACTTCTTATGTACGAATGTTTGATTATGAATTATCACCACTGATTAGATGGCCAGCTGCTTTGTTGGATAAATATGACATTTATCTTGAGTATGCATTATCTGGTGGGTCGAGTGGTAATTCTGAGCATGCTATTCGGTTTATAGATGCGAGTAGCAATGTACGCTTTGACTCAGGTGACATTTCTGTAGGAAACCAAGCATCTGATGAAATGACGTGGAACACAATTGATGTGAAGGCGGGAAATTCCACAGATTGGGATCCGACAACAGAGCTTTTGGCGGGCATTAATGGAAATACTGCCTGGGAAATTCAGGCAAGGGCTGATATTTCTGCAGGAGGATATTCTTATTACAAAATGTCACTTCTATTGGTTGATCCAAGTCACGCGCTAGGAGGAGCATAATGCAAAAATCAAATTTTACAAGTTATGATAGTGATGACATTTCGCTCTATAGCTATAGAGAAATACCAAAAAGATTGTTACCAAACGAAAAATATGTAAAAAACAATAAGACTGGTAAGAAAACGTTAAATAAAAAGTTTGTTAAAGAAAAAGAGAAACAATATAAAAAAGACGAATTGCTAGGGAAGGTGCATGCAGAAAGACGCGCACATTACCCTGAAATACAAGAAGGTCTTGATGCATTTGTTAAGTATATGAAACAGATACGGGTAGAAGGGGCTGAGGTTAATGACGAGACACAGAAATATGTAGATAAGTGCCTTTCTGTTAAGGTAAAATATCCAAAGTTTGGATTTGAGATAGATGGCTAAATACGTATCCATCCCAATTAATAGCAAGCCATTCCAGAGCATCGACGAGATTGGGTTAACTAATCTTAGTGACGTTTTACTTAATGGTTTTATTGAGGAGTCAAAGGAAGACGGGATCACAGTGAAGCGTCTTGGGCTTGATGTTCTTAAGGATATAGGTTCTTTTAAGAAGATAGACGGCCTGTTCTGGTGGGAGCAGTTACAAATTATTATTGTTGTTTCTGATGGGAGTGTCTATAAAATCACAGACAGCACAGGATCATTGACAGATCTCACTAGCGATAAGTTAGAAGCAGATGGGCGTGTCTCATTTGCGCAAAACGGGACGACCCTAGTCATGGCTAATGGTGGCAGAATGGTTTATACAGATGGTACCACCCTAACTACTTTTGTAGCGGATGCTGATGCGCCGATATTGGTGACGCACGTTGCTTTCCTTGATCAATGGTTGTTGGCAAATAAGACAGGTATGGCCACATTCTTCTTTGCTGATTTCACAGGTGCACCGACCACTTGGTTGGCTATTAATGTTTTTTCTGCAGAAGCTCATCCAGATAATCTTATTGCTCTTTATGTGAATAAGAGAACAATAATATTGCCTGGCACAGAATCTATTGAGTTCTGGGGGAATGATGGGGTAACCCCTTTTGTTCGTCTACAGGGTACCACGACGGCTAGGGGTGCGATGGCGAAGCATTCAACTGTATTTGCCAACGAGGTCGGTTTCTATTGGGATGACCGCAGGCGATTTGTGCGTATTGATGGGACACAGATCACTATTTTAAGTACACCATTTGATAAAACAGTACAGGCCTTCACTACAGTTAATGACTGTCTTGCTGACTACATTACAGTGCAGGGAAGGCATTTCGTTCGATTCCAGTTCCCTACTGAGAATAGGACGCTTATGTATGATATTGCAGGCGACTATTGGTTTGAATGGACATTTTGGAATAATGCCACGGCAGTACATGAGCGGTTCCTTGGCGAGTCATATTGCTATGCTAGAGGGTTTAATCTGCACGTATTTGGGAGCCGTCGGGATTCTAATGTCTATAAGATGACGAATACTTCCTATGCTGACAATGGGGTTGACATCCATCTAAAGAAGATTTCTGGCCACATTGATCATGACACTCCACAGGAGAAAATATCTTATGATGCGACACTCCGACTAAAGACCGGGAATGTTTTGAGCGGGAATACGCAGGCGACTGCTCTATTGAGTTGGCGTGATGATGGTGCGCAGGGGTTTAGTAATCCTAGGGAAATGAAACTAAAGTTTGATAACGATACCCAATTTATTCATAGGGAAAATGACCTTGGCTCCTATTCATCGAGACAATGGAAAATAGAGCATTCTGATCCGGTCCCATTCGCGTTTGGGAAAATGATAGAGCGTGTGGAGGTCTTAGATGTTTAAGTTCCCGTTATTCCAAAATATTGATTCACTACCACAATTAGTCTTATGGCTACTTAATATCTATTCACGGTTATCCGGTGGGAACTTAGTTAAATTTATTGTCGTTGATATTGGCGATTGGGACATGGATGCCACTGCATCTGTGACAGTCGACTACAAGCAGGCCGTTGGAGACACTGATTTCAAGAGAGTCTTAGGGGTTTCCGTACAGATATTCAATGACGCTATGACCGATAGTTATTTCACTTCAGATGTTGATGATGGGATGACGAGTGTAAAAGTGGATAGCACGACCACTAAGGTGACGCTGACACGTAAGGGAAGCGGTTTCTTTGACGGGACGGACTACGATAGCACATCGATTGATACGAGGGGAAAAATAACATTATGTCTATCAACATAGTCAAAGCAGAGATTGCAGATATCGATAGAATCGAAGAGCTATCGCAAAGCTGTTTCACTAAATTTTGCTTAAATGATATCGGCTTAGAGTATTGTTCTAAATCAGTCAAAAAGAAAATTGGTGAGATGTTACAGAGTGAGACCTTTTTTGTCTATGTCGCAAAAGAGAACGATTTGATTGTAGGGTTCCATATCGCAATTAGCTCGGGGACTCTGTATTCAGATACACAGAAACAGTTGGTAGAGATTGCGATGCAGTCTGACCCGTCGCTTAGTCAGGCTAAGCAGAGCCGGATCATCCTTTTGTTCATTCAGAATATTGAGCGCCTTTCATCTGAATTGGGCATTCATATTACAGCGTTCTCGATATGTCCCCAGTTCGATATTTCGGAAAATTTAATTAAAAAAGGTTACGCATTATCAGACAAGGTTTTAATAAAGAAAATGGAGGTGAGTTAATATGGCAGCAATATCGTCGGTACTGGCAGCAACATCAATCGTAGGCGGATTGGTTGTGGGGGTCCAGCAGCAAGAGGCGTTAAATAATCAATCTAAAGCGATTGCAGATGCCGCTGTGGCGGAGCAGAGCGCTTATAGTGAGGCTCAAGAGTTATTAGGTAAGTCAAAGGATGCGGCTATCACAGACGTTGAGGCGGCTAACTTAAGAGCCCAGGGACTCATCGATGATGGGACAGAGGCGGCAATTACAAGGCTCAATCAAACAGAAGGTGGGGCAATTGAAACGTTAAAAGAGTTCACTGCAAAATCAGATGAGATATATGCAACAACAGAACAGTTAATCGTTAAGGACTTACAAGATTCTGGTGTTATACAGCGTGCCGACATTAATAAGGGCGCACTTGATGCAATAGAAACCATATCGGGCGGGAATTTAAAGATACAAGAAGCGTTTGAACCATTTATAGAGGCTGGGAAACGTGGACTAGAGAAACAACAGTTCCTTTCTGGATTATTAACAGAAGAAGAGAAAGCAGCTCACGTAGAACGCTTCGGAGCGATTGAAGGCTCACCTCTATTCGAATTTAGAAAGCAAGAGGCTACAGAGGCCTTATCCAGGCGTCAAAAGGCGCAGGGCCGTGTATTTTCAGGGAAAGGGCTTGAAGAAGAGCTGCAGGTTACCAATAGATTATCGGCAGAAGAGTCCGAACGACAATTACAGCAAGCATTTGGCTTATCGCAACAGGGGCTACAAGCCACCGGTTCGGCTGCTGGGTTTGCGAATCAAGCGACACAGAATATTGCTAATTTGCAGCAGGCACGTGGGGTTAATCTTGCGGGCCAGGCCTCGACACAAGCACAGGGTTTAATTAATGCCCGGCAAACATTTGGCCTAAATAGAGGGGCCTTACAGAGCCAGTTAGGGGCTAACATTAGTAATGTACAGCTTAGCTTAGGCCAGGCACGTGCTCGTCTCAGAGAGAACCAAGCGCTTAACCAGGCACGTCTGGCTGAGGGTCTTGGTACTGAAACATCCTTTATACGGACAGGGACTTCTGCACAACAGTCTAATCTTGCCGGACAGGCTGCACAATCACAGTTTAGAGCCGCTTCACAGCAAGCGCAGATAGGCGCACAGGCACAGGTATCCCCATTTTCAGGTCTCTTAGCTGGATTGGGTACCGGCGCACAATTCCTGGGATTTCAGCAGGGACAACAGGGGCAACAACAACCTGTCGGATTACAATCTTAATGGAACGAAAAGGGAGATATAGATAATGGCACAAGGAATACCAAATTTACCCGCACAGGTAGCTGATATAGGGAATCAATTTACTCAGGGCGTCGTACGGGGGCAGCAGGTTGCACAGAGCCGAGCGTCTATGTTAATGCAGCAACGTCAGGTACAGTCTCAACAGAGGCAAGAGGATTTTAAGCGAATAAAGGTTTTCATTGAGACCGAGGGAAATATATTAAATGATTTTATCGAAGATGGAAATGAGCAAGGTGCGAAGGATTATTTGGAGAAGCGTAAAACTGATCCTTCTTTAAGCGGCGTATTTGAACGAACGGGGCTTAAAAATGTTGGGGTCTTTGCTTTTACTGATGATAAAGGGAAGCAAAAGGTTGGACTTGAAATGCCACTTAAAATAACTGAACAAAATATCGAGAAGTTTCCGCAAGATGCTAATATTCAGGTTGGTGATACAGGCTTTGCAAAGATGTCGCCCGATGGCAGTAAGATATTCTCTTTTAAACGAGATGAAAGCGCTACAGAAGGTGGGAAAGTTGCGCCTGAAACCAAGACAATCATTGACGCTACTCTGAAAACAGGGCTAAGGGAATTGGATGTATTAAAAGGGCTTGCCACTAGTCAGACCATTGATGATCAGCAACGAGCTGTTTTCCTTGATGAGCTACGTTCTAAAAGCGATGCGCTTCTTGGTCAAGTGAAAAGCTTGTTGAAACAGAATGTTGATGTCTCAGCCCCTGGGTCAGACACTAAAATACCACCTAAGGATAATGATGAGATTATTGATAAGGCAATAGAAATGGCCCGACGGTTCAAGACTCTTGAAGGGGCATTAACTAATCTTGAGAAGAATAAGCAAATATTTATTGATGCAGGTGTGAGTATGGAAAAGCTTAAGAAGATAGTATCGGAGGCGTTTGATGTCATTGGGTCTATAGATTCACCTGTTCCGACAGATATCATTCGAGACAATATAACAGAAGCGGTTCGGAGCCCGAATGCAACAACCCAGTAGAGCGCCAAATTTTGCAGATATCCTTAATACTAAAAAGGATGAGGATAAGCCAGATTTCGCGAGTATCTTACCTTCACCTAAAGCTCCTAAGCCTACTAGTGCGGTGGATAACCCGATTCTACGGGCTGCTCAGCTAAAGGGTCCAGAAGAGCCGGAAGAGCCAAAGGGCGTTTTTAAGGTTATTGATATTCTGCAGCGACCAAATTTCGCGATAGCCGGTGCGGTTAAGGCTTTGGCCGAGGGAGAGGACGTTAAAGGCGTAGTAAAAGAAGCTGGCAAGGGGTTCTTTGGCAAAGAAAGAGACACCTTTTCAGACGTTCTTAATACTCTTGGCTGGACTCATGAAGGGAAAGTTGGGCGCGCTGGACTAGCGAGTAAAGTTGGGCGCGGCGTTACCGGATTCGCTCTTGATGTTCTTACGGATCCTCTTACATATACTGGCGTGAGTGCTTTAACTAAGGCAGGGAAGTTGGCAGAGGGGGTTGGTAAGCTCGCTCCAACAGCAGCCAGGCAAGCTAAGCTTGGGCAAAGGGCTCTAATCCAATTTATGGGCAAAGAGCTTGTACGTGGTGAGAAAGTGTTCGAAAAGTCTGGCCAAATGCTTGATTTTGTTCGGGCATCTAATATAGGGGATCGACTTGGCAATTCATTTATCCCTAATTTCAGGCCTGCTAGCGTTGACCCAGAGATATGGAAGCGTGCCATACGTGTTAAAAACGCAGCGAAGAATGCGAAAATATTTAGGGAAACTGAGGCAGCGGATAAGGCGACTAAAATATATGTTCTATTAAATAAGTATATGAAAGAGGCCACTGATGTTGATCTTTCTAAATTATTAACCGCAATAGAAAAGCCTAGCAGTAAAATGCAGTTAGATGAAGGATTGCAAGAAATAGCGACCCTTTCTAGAGAGTATCTGGATGAGCTCTCTACGATTCGGAGCAAAGCAGGCAAGTCTATTATTGACCAAGATGACTTTAAATACCTTCCTCATGTCCATAAGCAGGATTTTGTGAATGACCTAAAGAATCTATTCGGTAAAGCCAGGGTCAATACAACAAGTAGCCCGGCTGACCAAGCGAGGAAAGTATTTAAATTTATCGATGATGGGGGCAATGAGCTACTGGGAACTGCTGACGAGTTTAAACTTACGAAAACAGGTGATGATGCTTTTAAGGCGGCTGATGGCACGATATACAATTCATCCCTACCTACAATAGAAGAAAAGCTGGCAAAGTATCCTGAGATAGAAACGTCGTTACCTAACCTGATGTCGGTTGCGGGAAGGCGTGCAGCCAATCTAGAGCAGGGCTCTATCTACTTTGATGAAATCGCCGACCTGTCTGTTAATATGGGCGGTGTTGATACGTTCACCAAACTGGATGATGCGATACCTGTAAAAATAAACAACCAAGAAATACCTGAACTAAAAGGGCGTGTCTTTCACCCTGAGCTTGCAAGAGAGATTGTTAAGGTATTTGAAAAACTTACTAATAAAAAAGAGGTGGATGATGTTGTAAAGCTCTATGATAAAACTCAGAATCTATGGAAAGCTTCAGCAACCTTTGTCAACCCGGCGTTTCATTCCCGAAATGCAGTATCAAATATTTGGCAGAATTGGATTGGTGGGGTTAAGTCTCCAATTTCTTATTCTAAAGCGACTCTGATTCAGTCATATTTAAGTGAAGGTAAGGTCACTGGTTCAGTTGCAAAAATTGCAAGAAAGGTATTTGGAGATATTCGTATTGATAAACTTGCCTCAAAATTAGATGATTTAGTAAGGAGATATTGGGATGACTATAATCAGCAGGGTCTAATACAAACCTTCTTCGAATCTGATATTGAGCGAGGGATCCAGAAACAAATTGAGCCACGTCTTTTGCAGGCGACTGAACGTGTGGGTGGGGTTGCTGATGCTGCCTCGCGTGCGGGCGGACGTGTATTTCAGGCCGGTGCCAATGTCGGAAATATGGTTGAAACAAACGCGAGGCTTACCCATTTTATTGATAAAATCGATAAAGGGTTTATTCCTGAAGAAGCAGCAAAAAGTGTTAAGAAGTTCCTATTTGATTATACGGAATTAACTGATGTCGAGAGAGAAGTGTTTAAGCGCATTGTCCCTTTTTATACTTGGTCAAGAAAGAATATCCCTCTCCAGCTTCAGGCTATTGTTAATAAGCCGCGATTCGCTGTGGGCATAGGGAAGGCTAAGGCAAACATAGAAAAGCAGGTTGGCATTGAAAAGATCGATCAATCTGTACTTCCAGAGTGGCTTAAAAAATCTGAGCCTATCGTTCTTGGCGAAGAAGATGGCCAGATTAAAGTGGCTAAGCTTGAGGGGTATATCCCGCTAACTGACATTGGGTTGCTTAGCCCAAGTGAAATAGGGCGACAGACATTGGGCATGGTTTCTCCTTTCATTAAATTTTTACCACAGGCCGTTGCAAATTATAACTTTTTTCTGGAACGTGAAGTGGAGCGATTCCCAGGCGAAAAGAAAGATCTTTTAAGAATGAAGGTAAATCCCTATCTCGATTTTGCATTACGTAATATCCGTCCCATTAATGAGTTGGATAAACTTATCGGAAAACCACATAACAAAGTCTCCGGTAAAGCTAAGCTCACTAACTTTCTATTTGGTGGGAAAATTTATCATATTGATATTGCGCGACAGAAGCGTATCAATAATTTCTTGCGCCGCAAGAGAGCCGGCACATTGAAGGCCGCTGCGATAAAGGCAAAGAAGCAGGGCGATATAAAAGAGTTTAAGCGGCTTATAAAATTACGACAAGAAACATTAATAAACAAGTAAAGGAGAAACGAAAATGATGGAAATAAATCCATTGGACACAGTTATACATTCGATAATAAAAAATATGAATATGGTACTATATTCAGTCATTCTCGTGTTTATATCGATAGCCATTACAATTAAAGCAAAGAAGGTTTTTGATACATGGTTTAAGACTGAGTATATCAATCCTATGAACGGGGTTATCAGGAATTTAGAGACAGCGATAAAAACACTAACGCTATCTATTGCGGGTGAACGTGCCAAGACGACTGAGGAGTTATCAGAGGTAAAGGAGCGGATAGCTGCGATAGAAGGGTCACGGAAATAGGTGCGCCTACAGCTCAAGCGGATAAGTAAGTCTAAATACGTAACGCTTGGGGTACTGATAGACGTTGAAGAAGGGCTGCCACTTATGCTTACATTGGAGTTGCCCTGGCTGGCTAATCAGCGCCGTATAAGCTGCATCCCGGAGGGTGTGTATTGGGTAGAGCCATATTCATCCGCTAAGTTCCCCCGTTGTTTTGAGGTGTGTGATGTCCCCGGCAGGGACAATATCCTTATCCACCCAGGCAATACAGTTAATGATGTCCTTGGCTGCATCTGTCCTGGAACTAATTATGGTACCCTTAATGAAGAGCCCGCTGTCCTACAGTCCCGACTCGCGCTAGGAGTTCTCAAGGACTATGTCGGTGAGAGAAGCGGTTTCACTTTGGAGATTGCGAGCGGCTAAAAATTTGCCATAAATTTGACATAAACTCCAAAAAAAACTATTATATCTCTTACATTTTATGGCGCTAACTTTGCATTATTTTGGGCCTAGCTTTGTTTATGGCGGTCTCTTTGCGTCTTTTAGTAACCCATGGTAAGGATGAGGTCAGCGGTTCAATTCCGCTCGGGAGCTCCATAGAATTCGAGGCTAAAATAGACAAGAATGCCTTGGGATAAAGAATAAAAGAAAGAATGATTTGCTATATTTTTGCCATAAATTTGTTGACATGGCCATTTTCCTCCTTTATTATCTGGGTTATAAAACGGTGAAAGGGGCTAGAAAAAATGGCAAAAAAAACTAAATACAGCATAAGGCAAAAGAAGAGAGGGGGAATTACCTATCTGTACATATCGACAACTACCATGCAAGTAGATCCGGTAACAAAAGAAAAAAAGCAGAAAGAGATATATGTAGAAAGTCTTGGGAAAAAGGGCGTCGATATCTCTATGTCAGAAGCCAAGATAGTGTTGATGAGATATAACGAGCAGGGGCAAGCGCTAACTAAAGATATTGCGTTTAATCTTTTCCTTGATGAATTTATCGAGAATTACAAATCTCTTGTCGGGCGGAACATCCGTCCAAGAACATATGAAAAATTTGTATCTTTGAGTCAACACTTTAAAAGCATCGCTTATATTAGCTTGCGTGAGATTGACAGGGGGATAATCAACAAAATGAAGGTCCGGCTTTGTGAAGACCTTGCAACCGTGACAGTTAATATGGTTTTGGTCGAGCTAAGAAAAGTTTTAAAATATGCAAAATTTGAAAACCGCATCATGCAGATTCCAGAATTTGAAATGGTCACTTTGACAGTTGAAGAGAAGGAGGAGGCTGAGCTAAGAAAGATTGAGCGCCTTTCGAAGGAGCAACTTGAAGCGCTGATCAATTCAACTGCAGGGAACACTCGGTTTTACATTTGCGTTATGGCGTTTACGGGGATGCGCCCATTTGAAATGATGGAATTATTATGGAGCGATGTAAATATGAAGGAGGGGTTTATACGGATCAGGTCCATGAACAGTAGAAAACCTGGCAGGATGGTGCCAATTACAAGTCAATTAAGAGAGGTGTTTAACGTTTGGCAGCGTACATCTACTAACGTATGCCCATTCAAAAGTCGTCACAGCGCTCGAAACGCCGTTTTACGAGCTGGGCAAAGGATCGACCTTTCGATTAATGTCGCACCCTACACGTTTCGGAAAACATACGCGAGCCTTTTAGCTGAAACAGGAATTTCCCCACTCATGCTAGCTAAACTTATGGGGCATAAGAAAATAGAAACCGCTAATAAATACTATGCAGATATTTCATATAAGTACCTTGCACCAGAAATCGAGAGACTGCCTAAATTAGACATGGTTGAAAGGGCGGCATAATTATGAAAAATTTCGAAAAAAAATTCATTTCAATAGCAAAAAACGGGATATGTCGTATTTGGGTATCAAAAACTAGATTATTTTCCCGAGGATGAGAAATGGAAGGCGAAAAAGCTATGATAAGCTTTAGGATGGAGGTGGGCTAACGTGGGTGAGGAAATGGACTGGAAATGTAGACATGTTATTGGTGTTAGATATGATTATGAAGTCGCAACAATGGATAATATTACCAATAGAAAACAGGTAAATGAAGAGTGGTTCTATTGCCCAATTTGCGGGATCGATTTAGATGAAGCTAAAGTATTTGATTCATTAGAAAAAAATAACTAAATATAATGAGCGTTATATTGAGTTAATTAGGAAAGGAGATAGAAAATGGAGGAGATGGAATGCTAAGACTATTGGAATATTTAATATTTGGGCATATCCATGAATGGGAGCTCATAAGAAGAGTGCGTTTAGGTGACGCAGATTTAGACATGAGAGGTACGCGAAATACCCTTCAGTGCAAAAAGTGTGGGAACATTAAAAAGAAGGATTTAATATAACTAAACATAATAAGCGTTATATTGAGTAGAAAGGAGTGAGAAAATAGCATGAGTGAGACAAGACAAGCAGAAGAGACGAAAATTTTTAAATTAATTTTAAATCCAATGGCAGGAAGATGTGAGCATGAAAACGTTATTGCTATATCTGACGATATGGAAAAGCTTAAAAGTTTTTACATTGGAGAATTTTCAGAAAAACCGTATCAACATGAGGTAAACGATAGAATATGGAATAAGGTTTTTAAGAAGGGATCTATACTGGAATGGTATAACGATAAAAGAGGTAATTATTATGCAACCGGACCTTTTGAAGAAGAATGGGTGAATACTGAATCGATTGAAAGTCTAAAGGATCGCATTTATTTTGTAGAATAATGTCGCACAATAAGCGTTATATTGAGTAGAAAGGAGACGGTCGTGGGTGAGGCATATGAATTAGTACAACAACAAGCAGAGGATGAAGGGCTTTGGTTTAGGGCTGAATATGCTTCTGAAGACTATTTACAAAGAGCTTTGAGAGAGTTGCATGATTCCGTAGAGAGAGATTTTAATAGCAAGGAGACGGATCGTATAAATAACTAAACATAAGCTGTCATTATATTGAGTTGATTAGAAAGGTTGGTAGAGAATGAAAATTGAGGATAACGGGAATATCATAACTTTCGATGAGGCGGTAACTATAGAAAATGGTGAGGATGGTCTTGCTAAAGCAACGTTATGCGAAGTTAACTATATAGAAGAAAAGAGTGTTAAAACTGGCAAGAATCCTTATTTTATAGATATAAAAATATCCTAAAAGAGGATTTTGTTATATCCTAAGAAGCAATGATTAGAAATAAACAATTAAAAAAATACAGAGTGCTATCCTTATTTTCTGGAGGAATGGGACTCGATATAGGATTAGAGTCTACAGGACGATTTGAGATAGTAGCTTGTATAGAAAAAGAACACGTTTTCTGTGAAACAATCAGAAGTAATATTCAAGCAGGTCGTTTATCTAAAGACCTTAAAGTTATAGAGGGTGATATTTCTAAATTAAATCCAGATACAATCTTAAAAGAAAATGGCATTGAACCAAATACAATAGATGTTGTTATTGGTGGCCCGCCTTGTCAATCTTTCAGTACTGCGGGAAATCGGGGGACTACTCAAGATCCAAGAGGAACTTTAATATGGGATTTTTTAAGATTTATTCAATATATTAAACCCAAAATATTTTTAATGGAAAACGTCCGGGGTTTATTATCAGCAGCTTTGAAGCATAGGCCGATTGCTGATCGCCCAAATAATGGAGGGTCCGCTTTAGTGGAAGATGAACAACCGGGTTCCGTTGTCCGGTTGTTTTCTAAAGATTTAAGTAACCTTAATGGAATTGGTTACAACCTAAATATATTTGAGGTGAATTCAGTTAATTATGGAGCCCCACAGATTAGAGAAAGAGTTTTATTCATAGGAAATTGCTACGGACGAGAAATAAAATTTCCTGAGCCAACACATTGTAATCCTGTTGGCTTAAATGAAAACTCGACACAACTTAATCTAATAAACGAAAGTTCAGAGAAACTTCCATGGAAAACACTTGGTGATGCGATTCAATCATTAATTGATAAAGATCCATTAATTTTAGATTTTAGTCCAAGAAAAAAAGGATTTTTAAAAATGGTGCCCCCCGGTTCTAATTGGCGAAGTTTGCCAGACGAAATACAAAAAGAATCAATGGGTAAAGCTTGGTATGCTAAGGGAGGGCGTTCTGGCTGGTGGAGAAGATTATCATTTGATTTGCCTGCTCCAACTTTAGTTACAATGCCAAACCATGCAAGCACTTCACTTTGTCACCCAATTGAGACACGTGCTTTATCCATCAAGGAGTATGCAAGAATTCAAGAATTTCCAGATGAATGGGAATTTTGTGGAACCATTTCTAAAAAATATGCTCAAGTAGGAAATGCTGTTCCAACTCGATTAGGAAAAGTTGCTGGCAATGTAATTGCATGTGAGCTTGATGAAATTTTAGTTTCCAAAAGGATGCCTTTGAAAGAAGCTACTTGCGAACCAAAGATTATTTATTTGCAGTCTCATATAAGAACCCGTCAGTGGTTTGAAAAAGGGAAAGCTCAAATAAGGAAATCGGGCACAAAAAATTGTGATAGCCAACAAAAACTGTCAAAAACACTATTGAACCTGTATTATTTTAAAAACTAAACATAACATGCATTAGATTTAGTCATCGCTATTGACAGTATCATCATGACAATATAAGTTTACAGAGCGTTCTAGTTACTTTGGTCGGTAACTAAAATTCTAGAGAAAAAGGGAGTCTGGAAAAATATGCATGTAATGGCAAAGCCATCTGTCCTGCTGTCCAATGACGGCGAAAAAATAGTGATTTCACGCACAACATATGAGGACCGTCACCTAATGAAGGAGATCGGCGCCACATGGAATAGTCGGGTGCGTGCCTGGTTTATGCCAGCCTCTCATATCGCATACAAAGCATGTGTTGATGCAGGTCTAGAGGTCGGTGCAGGGCTAGTCTCTCATTTCCATATGTGTGGGTCCCCGCGCATACTATCTTTCGATGAATGCGCACTTAACTTCAAAACTAAGCCCTATCTACACCAGGAAAAATGGGTTGAGCTTTTCATGCAGCAAAACCAGGCCTTTTTCCTTGGGGATGTTGGCACCGGCAAAACTAAAGCAGCGATTGATTCAGCATGGGCAATGGATGCGTCACGGATCTTAATTGTGACACCTGCATGTGTCATGCAGAATTTTGCTAGGGAAGTTAAGACCCACTCCGATTATGATGTTGTGGTCGTTGATGGGGCAAGGGCAAAGAAGGTAAAGACGCTCTCAGCTAAGCTACATAATGTATATATCGTGAGCTATGACTCATTAGCAAGCCTACAGCAGGACCTAGTTGATTTTGATTTGATCATTTTTGACGAGATCCATTATCTAAAAACTCATACAAGTCAACGTAGTAAAGCGGCCTACGATATCGCACAGAAGATCCCATGCCGTATAGGGATGACAGGCACCTTAATTGCAAACGGGATACAGGATGCCTTTGGCCCCTACAAGGTCATCGACCCCAGCTTCTTTGGCACAAGCTACCATCTATTCAGGCAGCGCTACCTTATCATGGGCGGCTATGATGCAGGCCATGGCCCAACACAGATCGTTGGGTACAAGAACCAGGATGAATTTAAAACAATCATAGCCCGTAACAGCCTAAGATTTGCACTTAATGAAGTGACAGATATGCCCGAAGAAGTTGAGATCCCACTCTATGTTGAGCTCGATAGCCAAACAAAGACTATTTATAAAAATATTTTTAAGGAGATAGATGACACTGAGTATGCCCCGACGAGCACAATGGACAAAATAATGAAGTTGCAGCGTGTCACATCAGGCAAGTTACTCACACACCATGAGTCAGGTGAGAAGCTAGACGTACTCTTGAACCATCTAGACGAACTACAAGAACACAAGGTCATTATATGGTGTCGTTTCACAGACACTATCGCACACGTTTCTAAAGAGCTAATCTTCCAGAATATCCCACATGTTATATACAATGGATCAGCGACCGACAAAGAGATCGTCGCCAAGTTCAATGCCTCCGGCACATACGAAGATAAGCCCTATGTCATGATCGCCCAAATACAAATGGGTGTTGGCTGGGAAGTGCCGAGCGCCAAGTACGCCATATTCTATGAGATGGACTACTCACGCATCAATTATGTCCAGGCAAAGGGCCGGAACCGTAGGTTAAAAGGCTCAGAGACGGGCGCCGTTGTCTACATGTACCTACTAGCGAAAGACACAATTGATGAGGGGATATACAAGACCCTACAGACAAAAGACTTTACTGCGAAAGAAGCCCTCGAATATGTGGGCGGGTATTAGAAAATAAATAGGAGGAAATGAAGTTATGGAAGAGAATCTATCACTATCTGAGAAAAGGGAAAAGTTGAACGCGCAAATAGAGAACCTTGATAAGAAATTCGCCTCACAGGTAGAGAGTCTTATTGAGGCTAGAGCTAATATATCAGCTGAAATCAGCGATAAAGAGCTGCGGATCAAGCAGCTCAAAGAAGAGCAGACCCAGATTGATGCAGAGCTAATGGTCCAACTGCAGGATGCTGGGATGGATCAAGAAGTTAAGTATTTTGGTGGCCTTCGCATGGAGTTCAAAGAAGAGATTGTGGGCTCTATTGAACCTGGGATGGAGGAAAACGTAATCCAATGGGCACGAAATATTGGGAATGAGGACTTAGTTAAGGTCTCTATTGGCAAAAGGGCTATCGGGAAATTGGTTGACTCCGGCATTGCGGTACCTATGTGCCTCAAGATAAACACCTATACAAAATTTAATGTGCGTAAAGATACACGAAAAAAGGGGGGATAAAGATTAGCGGTATAGAGAAAAGTAGGAATTCTAAAACAAAGTAAAGGAAGGTAATTAAAAATGAGTAAATTAAAATCAAGGAAATTATGGGCGAGTGTTATAGCGGGGTCTTTAGTTATATGTAATGAGGGACTAGATCTTAATCTAGATAGCGCCACTATCATGTCATTCTCTGGGATCATCATCTCGTATGTGCTTGGACAATCTTACGTAGACAAAGGCTAATAGACTAAAAAACAAGGGAGAAGGATGAAAAATGGGAGATTTAAAAGTAAAGACAGCAGGCAAGCCTGTAGCGGAAACAGACGCCGCCATACCAGCATATATTGATGGAGCATCTATAGATGCGAGCATGCTAGACATTGACGCAGGTGATTTACAGATGTCAGCACTTTCATTGGTGCAGGGCCGCCACCCCGCGAAGAAGAATGACGATACCCTAAAAGATGGGGACTATGTTGATATGATGACAGGAAAGAACCATGGGCCACAGGTTCAGGTTATTATTGTCAAACACCAAAAAACATGGTCAAAACGGAACCTTGGCAATGACTATCGGGATGACCGGTCCTTTTCAATCGATGGTGAATGTTGGAACGATTCTACCCCAATGACAGATGATGAGAAGTTTCGCTGTCTTGAGCATAACTTCTTCATTCTATTAGCGAAAGAAATGCAGCCAGTCCCTATGAAAATTAAGTTCAAAAAGACAAGTTCAAGAGCGGGTAGAAACCTTCTTAATCTACTGCATCGAGAAGTAAAGAGTGGTCGCCCTATGCATGCCAAAACTTACACACTTTCGTCAGAACCACAGAACATTAACGGTAATGATGTGTTTGTAATCTCTGTAGCGCCCTCTGGGTTCTGTCCAGAAGAGCATTATTTTTTAGCTGATTCAGTTTCCAAGTCAATTCGTAGCGTTGAGATCAAATCAGACACAGATTCATCAGGCATCAAGCTCGACTAATTTAAAAAGAAAGTGGGAAATACCGTGAAACCTAGCATAGTAAAAAAGAAAAAATCTATCGGCAATCTAATCCCAACCAGAGACCTGGCCAAGGTGCTTCTGGTGACGCCGCAATCAATACAGGAGCAGATACGAAAAAAAATCATCCCATCTGATTGTGTGTTACGCTTGCCTAATAAGACGAATACTCGCTATGTATATAGGATAGACGTTGAAAAGTTCTCTCGGTATTTCCCACAGACCGCAAAAATGTTCGATCACCATTTTAGTAATAGTACTGTTAAGCGCTTCTATACGGCCCTTGACTTCTCTCAACAGTTAAATATCAGTGAGAGTACCATGCGTAGGCATATTGGCGATGGCACTTACCCTGTTGTCACGATACCAAGCACTGGAAAGAAGCGTCTTGTGCGAATTGATGCACGTGCATTTGTAAGAAAATTCCCAGAATTTAATTCATATCTATTGGGTTTTAGCATCTAGCATGGGATTAAAGGAACAAGTTGAAAGTCATTTATCAGTTGATGCTATTGTGGATCTATATTCAGATATCCAGCACGTTAAGCATGAGGGTAATGGCGGCTTAATTGGCCAATGCCCATTCACATTCAAGCATTCCGGTAAAAAGAAACATAATTTCAGTATCGATACCGACCCAAAGACAATCGGTAGATACAACTGCTTTGGTTGCCAATCAACTGGGAATATGTATACCTATTTAAAGGAAGTTAAAGGCATAGAAAAGCCCCTTTTATATTTAGCTGATCATTTTGGTATCGAGGCGGCGATTGATCAAGGCCATCGACCAGAAAAACAAATAATCCCTAGCGCCGTTATCCTTGCTGCGAAAAAATCGTTGCTTGGCAAAGAAAATGAGAAAGCAGTTAGTATGCTTGAGACGATGGGGATTCGCCGAGAAACTATGGCGAAATATAACTTAGGGTGGAGCGCTGGCCGCTACTGGATCCCAATTAAGGATGAGCATGGCGATTATGTTAATGTCCGAAAATACAACCCGCTCTTTAGCGGTGGTTATAAGGTTATATCCTATGCAAAGGGATATGGCGAGAATCGGCTATGGCCAATTGAAAGCTTATCAAAGAAAAATAAAGACCAACCTATATATATATTTGAGGGTGAGAAAGATACCCTGACAGCCCTTAGTCTTGACCTTAATGCCATCACATCGACAGCGGGAGCGGGCGCATGGAAAATGATTGAATGGGGCCTCCTATTTAAAGGTAAAGATGTCATTATTTGCATGGACATTGACAGTGAGGGCGTCTCTGGGGCTGATAAACGTGCGAAATCTATTCGCAAATATACTGACCGTGTACGGATAGTGACATTAGACCTGGATGTTAAAAAATATCCACACGGTGATTTTTCTGACTATATAACACAGGAGGGGCGTTCGCTATCAGATTTTCTGGAGCTGGTAAATAAAGCTGAGAACTATGAGTTATCGGAAGAAGATGCCGATGAGGACGAGAAGAAAGAGTCTAAAAATAAATTAACATCGTATACTATCATGTACGATTTCCAAGAAGTCTATAAACTAATTCTCCCCTATGATAAAAATTTTTACCGGTACAATGGGGGCGTCTATGGGGTCGTTGATGAATTGGAATTAAAGGGACTTATACAGAAATTTGTTTTCACTCGATACGAAAAAGAGCCCAGCCCAAAGCTTGTCAAAGATGTTGTTTTATCTCTAGAGTCTGAGATTTTCGAGAAAGATAAAACGCCCGATTCAGTATATTTAAATTTTACAAACGGCCTTTTAAACTTAAGTTCGTTCAAGCTTCAGGAGCATAAAAGGGATGTCTTTTCAGTTAATCAGGTCCCCGCCGTATTCGATGTCCTTGGTAAATACGAATGCCCTAGATGGGTGCAGTTCCTTGATGAGGTACTAGAGGGTGATCAGGAGCGAATCTGCCTGATACAAGAAATGTTTGGTTATTGTCTAACAAGAAGCACTGCGTACCAAAAGGCGTTTATGCTGTACGGCAGTGGCGCGAATGGAAAATCTGTTCTCCTCTCCATACTAGAAAAAGTAGTGGGCAGGAGCAATGTATCTAACGTGGCCTTTACATCACTATCAGAAAAGTTTGCTGTTGCGGATTTACACAATAAACTATGCAATATTTCAGGGGAAATTGACTTTAATCGAGTGGCCAGTCTCGACTGCTTTAAGTCTATAACGGCTGGCGACACAATCATGATAGAACAAAAGTATAGGAAGGCTTTTTCGTATACCCCATTCGTCAAATTGATCTATGCAACGAATGAGTTGCCTGTTACCCGTGACCGTACAGATGGGTACTATAGACGATTCATTATCATCCCTTTTAATCGAGAGTTTAAAGGAGCGGAGATCGACTATCGTATTGGCGATAAACTAGAGGCCGAACTTGAAGGTATTGTTGGTTGGGCAATAGAGGGGCTTAAGCGGTTAAAGAAGCGCGGGGAATTTATTGAGCCTAGCATATCAAAGGAGGAGATGACTATCTATCGAAAGGAAAGTAGTAGCTTGATGATGTTCATTGAGGAGCAATGCGAGCTTAGGCCTTCATATGAATGCGATAAAGACCACTTTGTATTTAAGTATAAGGAATTCTGTACTGACAACTCATACGGAGTTTGTTCAACGCATAGAATGACAAAGGAATTAAGGCGAAATAAAGATCTCAAGATCTCTCTGAAGCATTCCGGTAGTAGATATTATTATATGGGCGTAAAAATTGTGAATAAATATGGAAATACTGATGGGGAGGTCAACCGATACAGCGGTCAAATAAACTAGGGCATAGAAATAAAAAGAAATAAAAAAGGGAGAGTGTTAGATAATGGCAGCTAAAAAGAAAGAGAATACAATGGTTTTTGCTTCGTATCGTCTTGATGTAAATGCAGATACGAATGGCTTTGGCAATACGGTATGCGAAATTCCTGACGGGAAAAAGCTTGACAGCATTGAAATGATAAGAGCCTTTGAGAGACAAACCGAAGCAAGCTTGAACAGATCTTGCCCTCAGAAAAAAACTTATCGTGTGACGTTACTAAATTGGAAGGAGTTATAGCTATGGCGACTTTGCCTAAATCATTATTCAATACAAAGGAGTTTAAGACACTTAAGAAAGCGTGTGGGCGTCTTGAAGAAAAGAATACACTAAAGAACATTACTATATTTGAGATATTCAGGCAGAAGACTATTTTGCTGGCGATGGATCATTACAATGATGTTGGCTACAACAAAAAAACAGGGAACTATCTATGGATAGAGAAGATGATGAGCACAAGGCGGGCCAGGCCAGAATGGACGCAAACTAAGTTTTCGGACCTATGGCGTAAGCATTGGCCTGTTGGCGGCACACTGGATATGACGGCATTACTGCAGGCGACACAGGAGCTATAGGGCCCATGGAAGAAGTTTCCCCACTTATATTAACGTTTGATCAGCTCAAGGCTATCAAAAAGGCGATTCAGCTAATCAGTCAGAATAACATGAATGGCCGGTTCAAGCCTGTATTTGCCATTAAGCACCTAAGGGCCATTTTAGCTTCATATCAGGAGGACGATGAGTGGCTTTAATATCCTGCGTGAAATGTGGAAAAGAAATTGAGATGATGAGCACGCCCGCTTGCAATCGGATTGCTTGCAAAGATTGCTGCTCTCATTTCGAGTACCCGAAACGGGAAAGTGAGGACTTTGATTGTCGCCCACACCCAATTTCATTTAAATGTTATTGGTTTGAATTAGTTGAGCAAAATGATGGGAGAGACTTATGAAAAATATAGCAGGTATAGACCCAGGCGCTAATGGAGGTGTTGCAATTCTCGGGACATATATAATCCCCAGTACTTTTTCATTTAAATGCAATACTGACTTCGACGTAGTTGAGTTTATTGATAGAGGTGAGGTTTCCTGTTGTTACCTTGAAAATATTGGTGGTAATGCTGGCGGATGCAAATTTCCCTCACAGTCCATGGTGCTTGGCAGGTCATGGGGTAAAGCTGAGGGCTGGCTACAGGCAATGGGGATAAGGTACGAGCTGGTCGCACCACAGAAATGGCAGAAGGCGCTTGGGATACGATATCCAAAAGGGGTATCAAATACCCAGAAAAAAAATATCACAAAAGCAAAAGCGCAACAGTTATTCCCTGGGATCAAAGTGACCCATTGGAACTCTGATGCATTACTTATTGCAGAATACGGAAGACGAAAGGAAGTAGAAAATGGAAATATTTAGAAATTGGAGAGTATATCTATTGGGGCGAAAGGCAATGCGTAGCGAGCTGGACCGATTAAAAAAGGAGCTAGCCTGGACAAAGGAGAATGTCGAATATTTTAGGGAGCGTGCACAGAACTTACGCACAACTAAGATGGATCTTAAAAACAAGAATATAGAGTTGATTGAGAGTAAAACGCGATGTAAAATTGCTATAGATCAGTTAGTTGAGTCTGAGTCCTGCTTGACGGAGGCAACAAACGAGCTCCTTAAGTGCAAAAAAAGCGATGAAATTGCGATCATCCTCAAAATGTGGAACCTCTTATTAGAGGAGGATAATGTAGCGGTTCTTAGCTTAGCGCAGCAAGCCGAGCACTCAAAAGAAGATAGGAAAAGCATCTACTCGCGACACCAAGAGAACCAAGAGAATGTTGGTATGGCAACCGGGATGTCAGCACAGTATAGTGATATGGATTTTTCAGTAGATGAATGTAATTTTTGGTCTGATAGCCACACCTACATAAACCGATTCAGGAGGAAAAATAATGAGCTCTATATCAATAGAAAATCCTGAACGACCAACGATACTAGATGAAGCAAAGGAAATTGTCCGTGGTCGTGGCAAGCAAGAGTATGGCGACCCTGAAGCGCATTTTGAATTAGTCTCTGAGCTTTGGAGCTCCTATATAGGGGCGCCTGTAACCTCAAAGGATGTGACCATGCTAATGATCCTATATAAGACAGCAAGAGAGAAAAATCAGCATAAAAGAGACAATCTAGTCGATATCGCAGGCTTTTCTTTTTGTGGTGCTAAGGTGACTGGGGACGATCGGTAGCAATGATGGGTTTGCCGCACGATTATGATGTGTGGCGGGTCGAACCGCCAGAGGAAATTGATGAAGGAGAATGGGAAGAAGGTGGAGAATATGATTAATAAGAAAGAGATAACGCTTGATAAATTACCTGAGGTTCTGTCAGATATAATGGCTGAGATTGAACTGCTTAAGATGTCCAGAGAGCCAAATAGGCTAATGAACATTAATGATGCCGCTAATTATATCGGCGCTAGCCGTGGCGAGTTTGTGAAGTACCGGAAGGTCAAGGCAATCATGCCCGCCAAGGTCCCCGGCAGCCCTAGGTTCTTGAAATCCGAATTAGATCGGTTTATGGTAGAATGTCAGGGGTAGGGATTTGCCTAGTCGTCTCGATAAAATATCGATCCTTATGGATTATGAACTATGTGTACCCAAGGGGCACCACCCTACGTCTGATTCGAACAGATTAAACTCAGCCGGGGTGGGGACCCCCCTGTATAGCTCCTTCAATGATAGAGCTAGCGTACTTTATGATCTTGCCTTGCATCTCTTTTTTATCCTCAGCAGCAGCACTAGAATCGAAAATAGCAGAAGCAGCCCTAGCAGAAGCCCAAGAAGAAGAAGAAGCAGACCTAGCAGCAGCCCAAGAAGCAGCAGCCCTAGCAGCAGCAGCCGCCCAAGCAGCCCAAGCAGCCCAAGCAGCAGCAGCAGAAGCAGCCCAAGAAGCCTCATCAGAAGCCGCCCAAGAAGCCTCATCAGCAGAAGAAGCAGCAGCAGCAGCAGCAGAAGAAGCAGAAGCCAATTCCACTTTAGAAATCGTACCCTGTTGAAAGTCCTTCGCGGCTTGAATAGCCTTCCGTGGCCGATCATCCTCGGGGTACTCTTTCTCGAAGATGGGCAGCACTTGTTCAGCACAGTAGATAGCAAGCTTTACGTTATCCTCTGTCTCTACTACCCGTGTGAACAGCCAGATAGCCGAATCAAAATGCTCATACTCATTTGCTTTCGCCATAAACGTCGCCAAGTCAGGTTCGTTCATCTCTGACCAGTACTTATAGAGTTCGTCACTTGCGCCTATCTCTCTTAGCTTTTCTTTTGTTACTTTCATAGTCTTATTTCCTTATGTCACTTTCAATGATAGAGCTAGCGTACTTTATGATCTTGCCTTGCATCTCTTTTTTATCCTCAGCAGCAGCCCAAGAAGAAGAAGAAGCAGCCCAAGCAGCATCAGAAGAAGCAGAAGAAGAAGCAGCAGCCCAAGCAGCATCAGAAGAAGCAGAAATAGCAGAAGCAGCCCTAGCAGCCCTAGCAGCATCAGAAGAAGAAGCAGAAGCAGCCCAAGCAGCCCAAGCAGCCCAAGCACCCCTAGAAGCGAAAATAGCAGTAGCCCTAGCAGCAGCCCAAGAAGAAGAAGAAGCAGCCCTAGCAGCAGCAGCAGCAGCCCAAGCAGCCCAAGCAGCATCAGAAGAAGCAGAAGAAGAAGCAGCAGCCCAAGCAGCATCAGAAGAAGCAGAAGAAGAAGCAGCAGCCCAAGCAGCATCAGAAGAAGCAGAAGAAGAAGCAGCAGAAGCAGAAGAAGTAGCCCTAGCAGCCGACTCCAATTCCTCTTTAGAAATCGTACCCTGTTGAAAGTCCTTCGCGGCTTGAATAGCCTTCCGTGGCCGATCATCCTCGGGGTACTCTTTCTCAAAGATGGGCAGCACTTGTTCAGCACAGTAGATAGCGAACGTTGCGGCATCCTCTGTCTCTACTACCCGTGTGAACAGCCAGATAGCCGAATCAAAATGCTCATCCTCATTCGCTTTCGCCATAAACGTCGCCAAGTCAGGTTCGTTCATCTCTGACCAGTACTTGTAGAGTTCGTCACTTGCGCCTATCTCTCTTATCTTTTTTTTTGTTACTTTCATTAGTTATTTTCCTTTATCTTGTTCCGTTAAATTATTTATCCGAATGTTGACGACAGGCTCATTTTTCCCAACGTTTTGGTTTACAGAATGTGTATTATACGACATTCATGTTGCTTTCTTAATATCCCTATAATTCTTTGCTATCTCTTTTGCAGATTGAATCAAGCACTCCACTAGACCATCAATTTTCTTTTCGTCTCCATCTTCAATTAGTATTCCAATAGGGCTTGCAATTAGGTTCGCTGCGACAAACATGGTCTGCATTTGAAATAATAACCAGTCAGACTCATTTGATGCATCTACGTCTTGAGCATACATATGTATAACATGCGTTACATCGTCATGCATTCTCATACCTCTTTTAATATTTTCACTCATCCTCGTCTCCTTTACTAATTTAATTCTTTTATCCCAGGGTCCAGATATATATAGCTGGCCCTAGCTTGTTGTTAGTCATTAGTTCTTTTCCACTCTAAAAGAGTGGAAAAAAATCGTCTTTTCCAACTTTTCCCATATTTTAGCTGAATGGGAAAAGTTGGAAAAGACGATTATAAATTTATAATAGTTATCCATCTCTACCCTTTCACCCCTTTTTTAATTAAGGGCAATTGTAAGGGGAAAATGTCGTATAAGTCAAGCAGCGGCCACGGCGTCATTGGCCCTATAACCCTCGGATATGTAGTTGATTACCTCACGTTTCTTTAATTCGTTATGTCCCATCATTGTTGTTTCGACGAATACGAGTGATGCACGGGCATTACCAAGCCCCTTGCTTTTTCGTAGGCTATTGATATCTGATGAGGCAAGCTGGAACTGCTCTAGGGCGCGGCTCATCTCCTCCTCGGGGAACTGGGTTGTCATTATATCACCCCCACCAAAGTAACGTCGTACCTCATACATTTTTGTCGTTGTCTCTTTCCATGTGAATTCTTTTTTCATGTTATCCATAATAGAGCCCTTTCTCTTTATATTGTTGCACAGTGTTGCACAGTAAAAAATATAGCCGTATACTTAAGGTTATGCGCTTATTATGTTATATCCCTTTCACCATGTGAATAACAGATAAGCGCATAACCTCTGTTTTTTATTTGTATTTTCCCCTTTCACCATTATTTATATATTCCCACTTTAATAATATTATAAACATCTAATTATAATATTAACAACATCTAATTATAATATTAACTTTATATCCTTTTACTTTGTGCGGGAGAATGGATATAATTACCCACATGAAGAAAGATAACCTAGGCCGCTTATTCGCTCTCGAAGATTTAGCTGCGTCAATGCGTCGCACACTAACACGATTCACTATTGAGTTAGATGAGGAGACAAATGAGGCGCTTAAGGCAGTGGCTAAGAAAGAGGGCCGTGTCAAGAAGCTCCAGGCGGAGCTAATGATTAAGGATGCGATTGCACAGTTTAATGACGTGAGCGATACGTGACCTTGACGGTCTTTATGTAATTCCTACTTATCCATTGTTGCGTGCTATCTTCGGGCCAGTCATACTTGCGTGCTATCGCCCGTATAGATAGCCCCTCCTCGTTTTGAAGGGCTTCTATCTTTTTTATATCATAGTCGTACTTTGGTTTACTTGGCATTATATGAGTAGGACAGCGGGCTCTTCATTAGCGGTAGAGCTTGGAAAGCGTATCCCAAATATGTCTTTAACCATTTTGTGGTGTCCAACGCGCAATACTACCGTTAAAGCCATTTGATAGATCGAGGCTATATAGAACCCTATGAAGTAGAGTGTAAACATTCATTCCTAGTAAAGGAAGGTATGAATCAAGCGTTGCATGTTTATCTATTGAATTGATTTTGCCTTTCGCAAAACAGAGGGCCTCTTGGTAAATGTCTTCTGAGACGTCCCTTCCCACTGAAACCCACTTCGCTTGTGGGATATCTTCTCTAGAGTTTGTATTCTCGTAAATATCTTCCATCCCGTTAAATGATCCGTACTGGTATTTATTTACAATATCCTCAACTGCGCCTCTCTTTGGCCCGTTTTGGTAACTTATTGATACTGAATTCCCCATGGAAAAGTTTTCGCTTTTTACGCTGAATTTAATAGCTGGAAAAACCTGTTTCAATTCTTTCTTAATTGCCTTTGCCGCTTTTGCTGACTCTGTTAATTCTCTTTTCATTTTACTTGCTCCCTTTTTCTTTAATAAGATGACACCATAATAGCAATGCTATCAAAGCATGTCATATTGAAATGCTGTGTTATATGATATCAATGCTATTATATAAGGGTAAGATTAGGCCATAGCAATAGCTTGACCCCCATATACATCTTATGTGGTGAGTA